GTCATTTATAGCAGGCGCACTGGTATTTCTTAAGATGTTTATGTCAGTCTCTTCAATAGTTAGTTCTAAGTTAAATAAGACTGCAAGTAAACCACAGATGTGGCGTAATGCTTTGCGTACGTCACAAGATGTGGTTGGAGAAAGTTATACTCTTCCTGCTTTAACCACAGTTAAAGCAGAGGCATATACACCAGCTGTCGTACGAGGCGCTAAAGCGGAAGCTTATGCGCCAGCACAAATAAAAGGTGCTAGAGCTGAATGTATTGAGTATGATCCAGCGACAGGTATGCCTATGTCGCAAGGAATTAAAGATTTAAATGCTACTGAAGTACTTAATTCTATTATTAATAGAAATTTGTATAAGATGTATGAAAGTACACAAAACGCAGCAATAGGTCATTGCATTTTTCTGAAAGGAAAAATTGCATTGATGCCGCGTCATTTTGTGTATGCATTTAAACAATCTTTAAGAAATGACCCGGACGCTCGTGTTGTATTTAAAAGTGCATTGCTTAGGCAATCATTTGAAATACACGTGAGCGAACTCTTAGAAAAGGTAGAAATGATAGAATCTCCATCTGAAGAATTTGAACCGCCAATAACGAGAGATCTTATGGCGGTTCTTGTTTCTTCTTCTATCATTCACCCTGATATTACCTCTATAGTAACTGATAGAGATAATATATCAAGGGTACGAGCAACGGAAGTAGTCCTTCCTGTGGTAATAGCCAACAATTATAAAAATTCAGAAATTCCAATTCTAGTTTACCGATTTAGAAAAGGAAGTTCTGTTTTGGCAAGAGTTGTTGAGTTACCAGTAGGAAGTGATGAAAAAGAAGTGTTACGCTATGTTCGAGATGCATGGCGTTACGAGATGGACACTCAGGCAACTGAGTGTGGTGCTCCTGTTATTGCTAGAAATAGCAAGATAAGTCCAGGTAAGATCTTAGGTCTGCATATTGCAGGAATTGATGGAACTGGAGAAGGATTTGCAACACCTCTTTATAGAGATGATGTGGAAAAGATCCTTCAAAAGTTCCCTGAATCGGCAATTATGGGACAGAAGATTAGGCTGGAATTGCAGGAGTTTCCTAAGGAACAAGGACAAGTTCCAAAGGAAGCTGAGTTTCTAAGACATGGTGCCTTAGATAATCCAGTACATCAACCGACCAAAACGCAAATAGTTCCTTCATTGTGTTATGGCAAAATAAAGGAACCGGTAACGAAGCCTTGTCAACTTCGTCCGACATCGACTTTTGATCCAAGAAAGTATCGATTAAGTCGTTTAGGCAATATTACGCAAGCCATCCAAAGTGATATTGTCGAAAACGCAGCAGATGCTTTCTTGGATGAGTGTTCAACTGTTATAGGACAGTCTTCATGGAGTGCAAATACTGTGAAAGCAGTGTACTCTTTTGAAGAAGCTGTTATAGGGATCCATGGAGAGATTTACGTGAATGCAATAAAGCGTAACACCTCACCAGGATTTCCTTTTATAACTAAGAAGAACACGTCAACGAGAAAGGCTTTCTTCGGAGATACAGATGAATATGATCTCAGCTCCCCTCAATGTCAAATGTTGAGGAATAGAGTTGATGAAATTATTGCCGAGGCAAAACTCGGGAATGTTTTAGATCATTATTTTGTAGATACTCTAAAGGATGAACGAAAACCGATTCATAAAGCGCATAAAACCCGTTTGTTTTCTGCAGGTCCACTGGATTATCTAGTGGCTTGTAAAATGTATTTCAACGGTGTGGTTGCGTTGCTCCAGAGGAATAGGAACTGGAGCCATGTTTCGGTAGGAACAAATCCCTATTCGAATGACTGGGAAGAGATTGTGAAGTCTCTTCACAGGAAGAGTAAAAAGATGGTAGCAGGAGATTTTGAAGGTTTTGACGCAAGTCAACTTCAAAAACTCCTGGAAGCAGCAGGAGAAGTGCTTGTACAGTTATCTGTCAGGCACTTGGGAGCAGGACCAGAAGAAGTTCGTGTGATGCGAGTTCTTCTGGTTAGCTTGATAAATTCTTTTCACATTTGTGGTAAAGAAGTTTATCAATGGACACATTCGTTACCATCTGGTCATTACCTTACAGCAA